CTCGAAAATACTTCATCCGAAGTGGCAAATCCCCGAATAGTAAAAGTGGGTAAATCACCCGTAATTAGAACATACCGATCCGACGGTTTATTCTTTTTTGCCATAGGTACGATTAGTCTACCGTTGGCATGGTGAGTGGTCTTAACATCAATAGTTTTACCACCCAGCTTAAAATCAGGGCCGCCTGATCTGATGTGAAAACATAGATCCAGGTAGATGTTGTAACTCTTCGCGAAAACCATCTCCCCGCACAATCCAAGTAAATCATTTTTGAAATTATCCTGGCCTGGTACATGAACATTATGGCTGGTCCCAGCTACCCGATTATTGCCAGTCCTGAGACTGGCAATTGTGCGTGCCAGCATAATCTCATTTTCATCCAGGGTGACCGTATGCTGCATCAGTATCCTCCTGATTGAGTCGGCATAAGCTCTGACTCATCGTAATATTGAAAATTACCAATCGCTACCATTCTGAGGCAGTCAACAGGATCCTTACACACACCCTTTGGACCATCCTCGACCTTGTAGTTCATGCAGCAGTAAATTGTGTTACCGCACTCGTCTGAAAAAATTAGCCTGGGGTGATTATCATACCCAATTTCCTTGGTTTTATCATAGCTAAGTAAATTGTTTATGGCCTGGAGGCCGTCATCAATAGGCAGTCCATCGGCTGGATACGCCTGGATACCCTCGTCATGTAAATCTGCAATGATATTTGAGGTGCCCTCGCTTTTCTGGTAGGTCGCGGCTCCAAGCCTCGGATCGATGATAATTTCACAGTCCTTAGTTCCAATCATCTCCCGAATCACTTCAGCATAATCCTGGATACCGTATCCATTCGGTGCAGCCGCTTCACCTGGTCTGCCCTTTTCTCCCCGTTCAAGATCGGCCCAGGGCCCGAAGGAGGGGTCAGGCCATTCCTTTACCACATAATGAACACCGTTGGCTGCAACAGCCACCAGGATCATAAACCAACTTTTGTTTCCTGCTGGGTCAATGGATAGCACCCAGTTAGCTGGGTGCTTAACAGGGTCTTTTATCACAGGTATTTCACTGTGCTTCATCACTACCCTGTCATCCAGATTCTGAAATACGGTGTTACTCGGTTTGGTCGGGACTCCGTAGGCCCTGCATAAAATTTCATCCCGCTTAGCTCCCTGGAGCTGAGTTTTCATGGACTCCCATCCGCCATATGGATTTTCTGAAGTGTGAAAATATACGATACGCGAATTTGTACGGAGAGGTTGCTGAATGATTGGCACCTTCTCTCCTTCAAGTAGTTCAGCTTCACGGTCCTCTACGGTCCTGGCTCCTGATAAATATCGGCTAACCATCGGGGTCCATCCACTGATGGTTGTGAAGGTTGCGACCATGCGAGCAGGTGTGCCGTCAGAGTCGGCTCTCGTCAAAGTTCTATAAGCCGTTGTGGACCAATATGATAAGGGAACCTCTTCATCGAACCACGCGGCGATATTGAAGGTTCCTTCCGCTGCATCGCTCGGGCAGCCAATTTCTCCGCCCTCGATTGATGAAATATCCTGGCTCCAATTCTTAAACACCACCTGACTGCGGTTGGGTAGAACAAAGGTCTGATTCGTGAATCCGTTTTTAACGGAGTAACGAACACTTGCTACGCGAGTATGGCCAATAGTCTTAAATTCATTAGGAAGGAATTTGTAGATGGCGGCCTGTTGGACCTGAATTGAACATTGGCTGTTACTTGCAAAACACCAAACAGTGGTGCCAGGGTTATGTACCACGCACTGCACTACCCTTTTCGCAATTGCAGTTGTTTTGCCACTGCGATTGCCTCCCAAAATAATTACCTCACCATATTTCTTCAGTGCATCGTCAGCCAATTTCCAGTGAGGCAATTCTGTGGAGAAATTAAATGGATCCTCAATCTCCCTTTCAATGGCGGCTTCCCTTCGCTCATAGTATTCCAGCAATCGCTCTGGACCCATTGCCAGTTGCTCCTCTTGTGAGGGTACCTCCAAGATTGGATGATAAGTCCATTGCAACGCCATGATCCTATTTTGGCATGTGCTGACATGGAACAAAAGGCATGTCACCTATTGTCTTTAAATGACCGCTTTATTCAGGGTGTTTAGTCATGTGGTGTTAGTTGCCAATAGGCCAATAAGGGCAATAGGGGCAGTAGGCCATTTGCGAAATTTTTTTCATTTCAGATAATCGGTCCATGGTGAGGTGGCCGCCCCCTCCCCGACCCCCTCCACCCGTCGATACAATGACAATAACTACATGTTTTTTGTCATCAAAAGCCAGGATCCCACTGTTTATGCGGATCCTCAGCGGTTTATATATCTGCTCGAGGCCCGTGGTTTGGTTTTTGTGAAAACTTTCTGTATACTTGCACCAATTATCTATGAATAGTGTAACACTAATTAAAGTGGGTCATCATTTCGTTCCCCAATATATTCTGAAGCCCCTTCAACTCTCCAAATTAAATATCGGCAGTGAAACTCTTGTAAACCTTCAAACCTATCTTCTTCTTTATAAATGAATCCCCATCCTAAGAACAATGAATATAATAAGTTGTCCCAAAACGGCAAAATTTTTACATCCGACTCATCGTACCCAAAAGCCATGTTATATTCTGTCCAGTCCTCTTTGGGGTAGGACATTTTATCCTGTAAATAAACTTCAAATCTATCATAGAGGAAATGAATCAAATCCTTCAAAGTTTCATCATTCTTATCATTAGATTCAATGCAATAACGGGGATCATCAACAAGAGAACGAAATTCTTGAGAAGGACGATCTATTAAAGATGTATAAAAGTTACGCTTACCAATGGGTTTAAAATGCTTATCTTCATCATCTGGATCTATCTTACTAGTTGAAAACTTAAAATAGAAAGAACCCAAATTTGGGAAATGGCCTCTTTGATGACTCCTAACTTGAAAATCCAAAAGTACATTTTCGTGTGTAATATATTCCCTAATGGTCCAAATTTCTGAATTATTCACCCTCAACCTCCTAACCCAAAACCCCCATGCCTACCAAGAAAAAACGAGTCCAGATAATCCCTGACAACCTCCCAGCCGTAACAACACCCGAAGAAACCTGTCCGTCCCTGTTCACAGGAACCACCCTGGCCAAGAAGGATCCAGGTAAGTATGGCAGGGTGGTCCAGAAGTTAGCTGAAGGGATGAGTATGAACCGCATTGCCAAGGTCGAGAAATTGTCGCCTGGTACCGTTGCAGCCATAGCAAAGCGGGAACATAAGTCAGTGGATGCAGTCCAGACCTTAACGGCTGGACTGACAAGTTATGCTAGTCAGGCTTGCTTGGAACGGATCATTGAGAAGTTGGATGCGGATGAAATACCCGCAGGGGTTCTCCCTATTTGTTTCGGTATCCTACGGGACAAGGAACGGGGTGACCTGGGTCAGGCTCAGACCGTGATTGAGCATAAGCAGACCTTAACGATTGACCAGGTGAAGGCGGAGCTGGATGAAATGAAACGGAACGCTGAGGATGCGGAATGAATCCCCTTAACAATCCCCACCTGGTTAAAGGGTATACAGGGTATAAGGGTAGAAAGTCTCTCTTTAGGAGAGACTTTCTTAAAAGGGTCACCCTGTCACCCTGTTAACAGGGTAGGCTCCCGTTGGTCGATTGTACGGGGGGCAGGAAATAAAACAAGCCGTGTTACCTATTGTCCGTTATCTTTATCAGTGTGATGATTCTCACAGAATATAATCGCAATCTCGTCAGTCTTATATTTGGCACCCTTTTTAGGCTCTACCGTACCTTCGTATTCCTTGGCTGCTTGCAAATATTTCTCAATTTCAGCATCGCTAAACTTCAACTTTTTCAAATGAGTGGCCAGGGCTTTGCTCGTATTGGTGGTAAATTGCTTTGCACCCTCAAATTCCTTCTTAGCGGTATTAACTTTGTCATTGGTATAAGATGTACAGTTGTAATGTACACGAGCTGCATCATGAAAAGCCTTTAGTGCAGCTTCCTGCTCATTAAGGGGTTCGGAACCGCCATGTGAAGGTATTAATTTATTGGCACGAATAATTTCCTTTCCCTTGTTTCTAGCAGTTGACTCGAAAACATAACCCTTTTTCTTCAAGGATTTTTCTAACTTCTTATCCCCTTTCTCTCTAGCATCTTTAATATCATATTCCTCTTGGTGGGTATAAAGCTTTGCTCCACTAGCTTTGGCTATATCAATTACTGTGCATTCAGGCCCATCTCCAAGGAGTTTTTTAAACTCCTTAAACTCAACCGTATCCTTCCACTTATTAAACTTAACACTTGCCTCCTGATCCTTTTGGTAAGTGCTACTTACAACCGTAGCCTGGACAGATTTTGGTTCCTTTGGTTTATCAATACCCCACTTATCTATGTTTAGAAATTTAGCTAAAAGTTTGTCTGAGAGTGTATTTACAGACTCAGAGGGCGTGTCATATGAATATGATTCCCATGATAAAGATCCATCCTCACTTTGACTAAATTCAGAAAAGTTCGGGACAGAGATTTGGGTTGGCAAGGAAACCGTATTTTCAGGTACGATCTTCAATCCATACTTCTTCAAAATAGGACTGAGTTTTTTTATCGCATCCTGATCATTTTCAATTTCATCAGTATCAATGCTGTTGGCTTTTAATTCCTCTCCTCTTTTGACCGCATCCGCCACAAGGTTCTGGTCCAAATAGAAACTCATTACTTGTTGATCTGAATATTGGAACTGCTTGTGGTTGTTGTTTAAAAAATCCACCGCATTAACAAAATCGCTATCGTCAACAACATCTACGCGATCTTGATACCAACGAAACACGGTATTCCGAGCTTTTATATA